CAAAAGTCAGTCTAGGCCTAACCCAGGCCAACCAGTAATCGGGTTTTCCCTGATTACACAGTAGCTCAAAAGAGCTGAGAAACCGTCTGTTTACGGTTAGGATCATTTGGATCCCCAACCACATTCCAGTGGCTTTGTGGTCCCGTAACGGTAACCCTAGTCTTATCAGACTTATGACGAACAAAATTCGTCGCCAAAGTTGGCCCAAGCCTAAAGATAGAGGCTGACTCTTCAGCAATGAAGACATAGCCGGCAAATGCCCGCGTGACCTTCTTATCGAGGTCAGGAATCGATATAGGTTCCGGTCGTACACTCGTGCCTGCGGAAACTCTTTTCCGCTTCCAAAACTTGGAAGATGCCGAAACCCATTTGGCATAGGTCCGCTGTTCACGGACTTTTCCTCCATTGAGGAAATCGTCAAAATTGAGGACACGCTCAACTTTATAGAGCAATTCCGATAATGGAATTAGGCCAATCATTTGGGCCTCGTTGTCAAGGGCATCTCTGTCCTCTCGACCCGTATACGGGTCCTTCGGGATATCAACCCCGATAGTCGTCAAGTATTGACGAACTCCTTTCTCGGAGTAGATTGTATAATCTTTGAAATCAGTTATGATTTCGGTCTCAGCGAAGACCATACCCGACATTTCGGTTCGAAGAATTTCGAGGGCATCCTTAGCTGCCTCAACGCCATGTTTATTGCGTGTATTGAGATTCCTCAATTCCATGATAGCTATGTATCGTTTAAGAAAGTCCTTTTCTTCCAAAACCGAAAGGATATAATCGGTATACGCCCCGATCCAGGGCGGTAGCGTGCCAGCTACAGTTGGGATTCCCAACCCACCACAAGATGGTGGCAAGTAGACTGGTAGTCTACTGCGAGAGATCGCACCGGTATAAGCCCGGTCTAACATACTAAAGTATGTTGCACAGAAGTTAATCTTCTGATTTTCAGATGGAAAATAGTCGAGTTGATTACCCAACATCCGTCCTTTACCAAGGACTGAACTCCGATTATCGGAATGTTGACGACACATTGTCGTAAAAAGACGTGATTTCACAACGTCTACATATTCAAACCGAATAGTATTGGCCGCTGGGTCAAAGATCACAATAATGTGATCCTCACAAAAGATGAGTACTCTTCCAGACTGGAAGTCTTTCCCGCGTGAAAGTTTCATGCCCACTTCTAGGGCAACCGTATTAAAAATACGGATACGACCAGCATCGTGTCGTACGGAGACAAAATCGTCTCCACAGATCCCAATTGGATCTCTACACTCAATGTAGTGGTCAATACCTGACCATAGTGGGCGTCCCACTCGGAAATAGAATTCCGATATCTCATTAATTATGAGATTAATGAGCGTAAGCGTCATAAAACTCAGGGGCTCTCCCATGAAAGAACCCCGCTTATGGGTTTTGTCACCGAGTGTGACAAACCGTTCGAACGGTTTATCTATTTCTAGATTTCTGGGACACCAGATGAGTTCCTGAAAAACCAGGAAGGGATGTCGCTTATCGACATTTGAGAGAAAACCTCTCCAGATCGTTTCGATCACTGACAGATAAATATAATCTGTGGAAGCACTATAATCAGTGCTTTGACCGAAGATCTTTCCGGTTTTGTTCCTCGATGCGAGGAATTTAAGAAAACTCCACATTTTATTGGTGGATCGGAGCCCAATTCGGGCTCTCCCGTCACGTGCCAGGATAGGTTCAATCATGAACCTCATGTTCTGAAAGAGAACAAGTAACCATTCTTGGTTAATGCTCAAGGTTCGGCATTTGGCCCCAGGCTCGGCCAAGCAAGTGAGTCTTGCCCGTGGATAATCCACTGGATGGTACCGTATCGGTTCCAAATCACGCGGATTATTCGCGTATACGGCCCAAAGTGGGACGAGTAGATCACCTACTTCCAACCATGTGGTTGGTATGGGACTATATGTACCATACTCCCCAGCGAGGGCAGTGCTCAAAAGGAGCATCAACTGACCAGTTGACGGGGGCTTAAGCTCCCTCGGTTCGATACGACCGCTATCGGACTTCGATCCGAGACGCAAATAAAGTGCGTTCAAACCAGCCGTTTGTTCTGGTAAGGCATAGAAATACCTTGACATTTGTCGATTCGACAAAGGGAGCGCTCCCTGGGCCACTGGGCCCTGCACATTCTTACGATGTGCAAACTTAAAACAGTTTTTAAGCACATCTGCGCTTATCACACGATTACCGTATGCATCCACAAAATCTGTGACGCCCGTATATGGGGCGATCAGGCTAATATTGCCGAGTCCTGTCTTCTTCAGGATCAGGCCCTTCTGGCCTGTTCGGTCTTCCGAAACCTTGAAATCAAGGATGTCCATTTCGAACATATCAAGATATTTCTTGATAGCGGCAGCTTTACCGCCTTTAGATGACGGAACGTCATACGACCCCGAGGTCGATACACTCACATGTGAGTGATGAGGCGCTTGCTTCACTTGGAGATTCTTTCCAATATTTTGGGCAACTTGTCCAATATCTCCGAGAATTCGGTAGTCAGGCGACCCACTGTCGTCGGTCAAAACATCGACCTGCTCTTGCAAATTCTTTGCAAGCATCTGCTTAGATGGTGTCGGCAAAGCTCGACCAAATGTCCTCATTTGACATAGACAATAAATGTCTTCATCAGAATAGCTCTGATTATCACGAAGAGTGATATCCCTATATTTTATAAGGTGTCCCCCATACCAGGGGAAAGTAGGAAGACCACGAGCGTGGTCCCAACCTTTCCAGAAGGTTATCGGCTTTGGCCGAGTATTCTCCATATCGGAGGCGGATGTATATTGCATCCAGGCCGAAAGGACCTTAAGACCCGTAAGGAGTCTATCCCAATTATGAAGGAAAACCCGTGTCGAGGTTTTGTGGGTATAAATATACCCATTGAGTGCAAACTCAATAAACCAGATCTTATATCTGGCAATAGACCTATATAGGTCTCCATCCCATTTAAGGGGATTATACTTCGGATGTAGAAGTACGGTATGCATATTTGCAACCCAGGCTTGTTCAAGCTGGCCATACTGATGGCTACTCAAAATTGAGAAACGACGAAATGTCGCCGGCCTTAGCCGATAACCAATCATTTGGTACAGTCGAATCGACCGACTACGATAGTAGATCCCCATCTTTTTGGGGTCGTAGACGCAACCAAATTGGTCCCGCCTACAGACAGCAATACGCTGACATAAATCCTGAATAGGATTAGAGAGAATTCTCTTAAAGACCTTCTTTGGTCTTTTTGAAAAAGTGTCGGAGTCGA